AACAGCGGGATTTTTACACTGCCGCTGTTAGCCGGCAGTGTACCTTGCGATCCGGCGGGTTCCTGTAAAAAGGGGTCACCTTTTCCCGTAAGGAGCCAGTCAATTGAGACCCCACATTTTGAGGAGACCCCCATAAGAACGTTTTTTGAAATCTCTCTTTTATTCTTTTCTATTTCAGATACAACACTTTTTTGCACCCCAATAAATACAGCAAACTCATTTTGTGCCATATTCAGATGTTTTCTTATTTCGCTAAATCTTTCCCCGATTGCCATCTCTTCTCCCGGCGTTCACAATTTATGAATTATTTTTAATAAAGTTCACAAAAATACTTGACAATTCATAAAATATGAACTACTATAAATACAGTTTGGATACGAACCGTATCCAAGTTTTGACTTTGATGTCATTTTTTTGGATACGTTTCGTATCCAAAAATATTATCGACATAAACCTGTCGATTGATGAGCCGTAAAAGCCTGCGGGTCAGAACGGCAGAGAACATTGAAAACGGCGGACATCCGCCTGACAAAACAGTAAAGCGTTTTAAGAGACCGACTTTTAGCGTAACCGCTTATACCGATGTGCGGCTGTTTTGCCAATATAAACAAACGGTACGCCCCGCACGGGAGCGCCGGTTCGATTCCGGCACGGGGCAAAGCAGATGCTTTCTGCATGAGGAGGTAAAGATGAAAGAACAGGTAAAGAAAAAGATAAAAAAGCTTTTGGCTCTTTCCAAAAGCCCGAATGAAAACGAAGCTATGGCTGCATTGGAAAAGGCTAGAAAGCTGATGGAAGAAAACGGGTTAACCGAGCAGGACTGTGTTGTCTGTACATCGGAAACGAAAGCGCTCAAATCACGCCCCTTGTGGCGGGATGTAATTGCAATGGATGTCGCATGGGTAAACGGTAGCGTTGTTAGAATAATTAATGATTGCGATACACGTGTTATTCGCTTTCACGGTGCGGAAACAGATGTCTTTATAGCGAAAGAAATGTACGAATATCTTATAAAAACCGTAAACCGGATGGCAAAACAAAATATCAGAAAGAATGCCAAAAAACCTTTTATTGATTCGTATAAGTTCGGCATAGCTTCTTCTCTTAGTGAAAGAATAAAAAAAGCCGGAGCACGGTATTCATGGGCAAACAAAAGAATAGAACGACTGACCGCAATCGGAAACTACGTTGACAAATTGTATGAGGCTGGTTATAAACGCTGTTCTTTTTCAACGAAACAAGAAAAAACAAATTATACGGCTTATTCGCGCGGTTTTTCCGCTGGGAAAAGAATCAATTTGAACCGACAGGCAACAGGGAAAACCCAAAAATGTATAAACGGATAAGCCGGAGGGCACGCAGCAAATGACTAATTTTGAAACCGTATTTTTAAAGGCGGTGTGCCGTATGCGCGAGCTGCAAAAGGCGTATTTTGCAACTCACGCGCCGAGCTTGCTTACCAAAAGCAAAGAGGCGGAAAAGACGGTTGACCGGCTTATTGCAGAACACGTGCAAAAAAGTGCGGGGCAACAGGATTTATTTTAAGGAGCAAGAGTATGAGTATAGCATCTACTTTCGGATTAAAGCGACCGTATCCCTTTGACGGTGAGAGACGGCGGCGTGTCCTTACCGAGCTTGCCCGGCACGGTATGAGTATTGCAGAGCTTGCCAGTGCAATTGGAGATAGTAGACCAAATGTAAGTGCTGTCATCAACGGCCGGCGTCTGCAAGAATCGCTTGAAAAACGCATAGCCGATTACCTGCACGTAAGCTGCGATTACCTGTTTCCGCGCCGAACGGTGCGGGAACTGCTGGAATTGCAAAAGCAAGAAAAGGAGAAGGCGGCATGAGTGCACTGATTAAAACGGATACAATCGCACAGGTATTGGGCGTGTCGCGTAAAACCGTTCTTGAGCGAGCAAAAAAAGAGCACTGGGCGATGGTCGCAAAACAAAACTCCTTTTTGTTTGTAGAAAACAGATTGCCCCTTGATGTGCGTTTTTCGCTTGCGGGAAATAAAATGCAAGCAGAACAGCAAGTTGATGCCGGCGGTGCCTTTGTAAACGCAAGCGATGAAAAACGGGAAAAGGCGACATGGAAAAGTGCGCTTATTTATGCGTGGATGCAATCGGGACTGCGCAAACAGGATTATATCGACGCATACAATACGGATACTGCCGGCGAGATTTACAAGCGGCTCGGCGAAGTGTCGTTAAAAACCTTTTACCGCTGGTGTAAGGATTTTGCAGAGCAAGGCGTAAGCGGACTTGTACCCCGTTACGGCATAAGCCGCACGGGAGCAGGAGAAAGCTTAAATCAAACCGAGCGGGATTTATTAACGGCATTTTGGCTTAAATCCACACAACCGACTGCCGCTCACGCATTCAGGCAAATGCGAGAGAGCATACCGTTCAGCTGCTGTTCGTACCAGACGGCATTGCGGTTTTTGCAAACTATACCGCCTCTGGTGCGCGACTTTTACCGGCTGGGAAAATCGCGTTTTGAAAATAATTGCCTGCCGTACATGGAGCAGGATATATACCGCTATCACTCGCTTGATGTGGTTGTGTCGGACCACCATTGTCTTGACTGTATTGTTATGTATCAGGGCAAGCTTATTCGCCCATGGGTTACAACATTTCAGGATTACCGCAGCGGCAAGATTTTAGGCTGGTGTCCGTGCGTTACCCCGTCGAGTTTATCGATTATCGTTGCTTACTATATGGTCTGTTACCGTTACGGCATCCCGATTACAGTGCTGTTCGACAACGGCAAGGATTACCATTCAAAACTTTTAAACGGATCGATTGAGCGTATAAAAATCAAACTGAACGACTGCACGGAAGAAGAAACCGAAGTTAAGTTTTCAGGTATTTTCCACGCAGTCGGATCTAGCGTGCAGTTTACGCGGGTGTATAACGGTAAGTCTAAAGGGCGGCAGGAGCGGTATTTCCGCGTGCTCGGTGAATACCTTGCCAAAGATATGGGCAGCTATGTCGGAAGCGACAGCCGCACGCGGCCGGAAGAAGCACAGCTTATGTTCCGCGCGATTAACGGCATGGCAAAACGCAACGATATACCGCAGTGGAAAGACTTTGTAACTGCTTGTAACTCAATGGTTGAATACATAAACGATCGCGTAGTTACGCAGGCAAAAGGCACCAAAGGCATGACACGGTCGCAAGCATTTGAACGCTTTTTGCCGGAAAACGTACGCAAAGCCGATAAAGCGCTGTTGCAAGCTGCCCTGTGCAAAGGCGAAGTGCGGCAAGTAAAACGCAACGGCTTTACGATTAACGGCATAAATTACTGGCACCCCGATTTACTCGTACATTACGGCACAAAAGTAATCGTGCGATCCTCGCTGGTTTTTGACAATAAAGCTTTGGTCTATACCCTTGCCGGTAAATACATTTGCGAGTGCGAAGGCAACTACTTTATGGAACAAGCCGATTACCAAAAATCGATTGAACGCTTGGAAGCTGCCCGCAAGAGCGGCTTTAAGAAAGCGGCGGAAATCGGCATGACGGAAATAGCCATCAGCGAAGAGCAGCAAACAATGGTATCCATTGCGAACAATCTATATAGCCAAAACCGCTTAATGGATATAGACGAATTACTCTTACCGCAAAGCGGTGCAAAAGAGGAGGAAAAGCAAAAGCCTGAAAGTAAAACGACAAAGATGCGTAAGCATAAGTCCATCTGGGATGAAACGGAAAACGATTATATGCCGGATGTAAGTGCCGGTTGAACAAACAGTAGGAGGTTATATGAATCAACAACTTAAAGAGCGGCTTGAGCTGACAATGGCAAAATACGATGTCAGCCAAAACGCTGCGGCAAAGGAGATCGGGTACTCCGGGGCGGTATTGTCCGCGTACCGGTCGGGAGTGTACAACGGGGACGTCGAAAAGTTGGAAGAAGGAATTTTGCGCTGGATTGCACGGACGGAACAAGCACATGCGCGCAAAAAGGTACCCGTACTGGAAACGGAAGATCTTTTGCATATTGCAAAGGCAATCGAAATAACGCACGCCGAAAAGGACATAGCCCTTATTATCGCCGATGCCGGAAGCGGAAAAACGACAGCTGCCAAATGGTACGAAGCGCGAAACGAACGCACAACCATTTTTATCCCGGTTATATCCGGTATGAACCGCAGAATGCTGGTAACCGAGCTTGCCAAGCAGTTGTCGCTGGATAGTATCCGGCAACCGTTTAATACGCTTGTACAAAATATTGCTATAAGCCTTGCCGACCGCAATATGGTGGTTATTTTAGACGAGGCCGACTACCTTAAAGCCGATGCGCTTGAGTTTGCCCGCCGTATTGTCTACGACTTAGGACAGTCAGGCTTGGTACTTGTAGGGCTGCCGAGATTGCGGGGCATTGTTCAAAACTTGAAAAATGACCATCGGCAACTGGAAAGCCGCGTGGGTGTTTGTTTACAATTGTCCGGACTGACAAAAAAAGATGCAGCCTATATTGCAAAATCGGTGTGGCCCGATGTGGATCGGGAAATAATCGATGCAATGTATGCAATCGCCAAAAGCGACATTCGTCAGTACGTAAAAATCATTGAGCGATCGCAGCACATAATGGCGCTTAATAAGTTGGACAAAATCGACTTGGAAACCGTCGGTATGGCTGCCGAATTAATCATCCGGCGGAATTGGAGGTAGACCTTGAAAAAGACTGATATTATCGAGTTTGCAAAAGTCAGAGCGAGCAAAAAAGATACGATAATAGACGGTGTTGTATTTTGTACGGCACAAGAGCGAGAAACGCTGATTGATATTTATGCAAAACTTGATACTTGTGCCGGTAAGATTTACGAACAAATAAAATACGCTACAAAGTATCATTTTGATGCGGGCTCCATTTTATTGCAAAAGGTACTTGATTGTAATATCAAGCAATTAAAGACTTCGGTTGTCGCCGAAGCTTTAGGCGTAAGCGAGCGCACTATCCGCACATCGTTAAAAATCTACAAACATTTTATGCATAATCCCGATTTACTTGCAAACCTTACGGTAAGCCAAGCGCTTGCTTTAATATCCGGCAAAAGCGAGCAGCAAAAATCCGATACAAAACGGGTTGAATATGCAGGGGACGACAGCTTACAGCTTGAATTTGACATTGAAGATATGTTTAACAATGCGACCGCATCAGGGGTAAAACTTAACGAATACCGGTTCCACACGGCCGGAACAGAAGTGTGGATGTTTAAACGCGGCTATGCGCACGGCATTCGATTTGCACAACTGTGTACCAATGTGCCTGATGATACCGGCTTAAAAGTTGCATACGACGACCTTTTGAAAGGTATTCAAAAAGAAAGCGAAAAGTATTTTATGGCTGTAGAACAGGCCGAAAAACAGGGGGTTATATGACTAAATTAACAGAACAACAAAAAGAGATTATTAATCAACTTAACGTAGAGCCGTATACAACAGAATACGTTGAAGAATGGATTAATCGAAAAGACAGTGTATTTGAAAACGCACCGGCAGCTCTTACAGCAATGGGAGCTCACGGTTTTTATACTGCCGTTACTGCTTTTGCACAGAGCCGAAAAGATCAAGAATACAAAGACCTTGCAAAAGGAATTTGCATTGCCTGCAGTCAAATTATAATCGAGGACATGGATAACGCAATGGATACGGTTATCTCGATACTGCAAGCTACCGGCATAAACCGATCCGAAGCCATACGCTGTGAAGTCGCCGAAACCGACCTTGAAAGGCTTGAAGAAGCGTTTAAGAAAATGAATGAGGAGAGATAAAAATGACAGTGTCTAACAACGCGTACAGTTTGCTCGCAGACAAGCTGCAGCAAATCGAAAACACGGCGATGGACGGCGGATTATATGTAGATCCCCGCGAATGTTGTTTGGCAATTAGAGGTCTGGTGTATCAGGCTCGGCAAATTATGCAAAACGAATTTTATGTAGCCGCCGGCGACGATCTGCCGCCTGCCGCATAAAAAATTAAAAGCCAAATTAAGGAGTATAAAATGGCACGTTACAAACCGGCTCAGTCAAAACTGGGAACAATCGAAGATGTGGATCTCGCACTCAAAGAGATAGGTTTATTGGAACGGGAGCTTGAAGTAATTGACGCGGAGGCTCACAAACAAATCAGCGAAGCCAAAGAAAAAGCAGCGGAAAAAGGAGAACCGCTGCGTAAACGCATCGCCGAAGTATCGGCAAAAATTGGTGCCTTTGCGGAATACAATAAAGACGAACTGTTTAAAGACAAAAAGTCGATCGAGCTTACCTTTGGCGTTTTCGGCTTTCGTAAATCAACATGCGTTAGTGTAAAAAAAACAACGGTAGAACTTATGCAAAAGCTCGGCCTCAGCGCTTACTTACGCGTCAAAACCGAACCGGACAAAGAAAGGATGGCGGAACTCGACGATGATGCACTGTCGCAGGTGGATGCCGTACGCAAAGTTAAAGATGACTTTTTTTGCGAGCCGAACAAAGAAGAAGTCAATAAAGATTTGCTTAAGCAGTCCGCCTAAACACAATACTGCCGGGTCATATCTGGATGTCGTGATCCGGCAAACAAGGAGGTATCATGCAGCAATGGATTAAGCTGATACATACGGCAAAAAACAAAACGGGGCAAACGGAAGATGAATACCGCGCTCTTTTGTGCGGGGCTGCCGGTGTACAATCAGCAAAAGACATACACACTTGGCAACAGTATCGCGCGGTTATGGCAGCTTATCGCACGCTGGGCTTTAGCGTGCGTAAAAAGCTATCGGTTGCCCCGCAAAAAGAGCGTAATCCGGATTGGATTACCGAAAGACAAGAGTATTATATACGTGGGCTTTGGCAGCTTGCAAGCCGCATAAAAGACGAGGTAAGCTTGCGCCGTATGCTTAAACGTATAGCCGGTGTTGATGACTTACGTTTTACACCCAAAAGTCAGGCAACCAAACTCATCCTTGCATTGCGTGATATAGCTGCAAAAGCCGGATACAACCCCGATTATCGGGATTAACGGGAGGGACTATGTTATTAACACCGACAGAAACGGCACGCCTTATGAGCACATACGAAAACAAAGAGGTAACCGTGCGGCAGGTATACTATTTACTCGAACGCTATGCGATAGTCGCATTAAAAATCGGGCAAAGTATCCGGATTACCGAAGAGGAGATAGTACAACATTATGGCGGAGATACTCGGACTAGAGAACGAATTGCAGGACTTGCCGGCAATATTAGGTGTTACAGAGACAGCAAAGTTTCTGCACTTAAGCGAATCGACCATATACCGCCTGATATATGCAAAGAAACTTCCAGCATATCATGCGGACGGAAACGAGTGGAACATACTAAAAAGCGATCTTGCCGAGTTTTGCAAGACAAGCGAGACACTATAGCCCAACTCGAATTTGATTTTGCCGCATAAATTATTTTTTAATGCATTTTAAACGCTCCGTTTTGCGGAGCGTTTTTTTTATGCAGCGCTCCGCATTTGTATATAGCAAATGCATATTATTGCATTATGATTATTGACAGACAACTATTAACTATAAATCCTTTTTCCCGCAACGCGCGCGCGCTTATTGGAGTGCACGGGATTGTTATACATTGGACGGGTAACCCGGCTAAAAGTGCACAATTTAATCGCAACTATTTTGATAGCTTAAAAAAACAACGCGAAGCAGTAAACGCCCGCTATGCATCTGCTCATTTTATAGTCGGTTTAAACGGGGAAGTTATCCAATGTTTGCCGACCAATGAAATGGCATACCACGTTGGCGCGACTGAATACATGCCGGGCATAGCCGAGAAACTGAGTGCATATCCGAATAATTGCACGGTAGGAATTGAGTTGTGCCACCCCGATTTGTCCGGCAGTTTTACCGACGCTACATACAATGCTGCGGTTGAGCTTACAGCTACACTTTTAAAACAGTTTAATTTAAATCCGCAAAAAGATGTGTACAGACATTTTGATATAACGGGTAAAAATTGCCCTAAGTTTTTTGTAGACAACGGCGCTGCATGGACTCAGTTCAAAGCGGACGTTGAAAAATATGTAATCGGTATTTTGTAAATACCGAAAGGAGTTTTAGCATGAACGGATTACTTGGCTTGTTGCCGCTGTTCGTTTTGGTTGCAGCCTTTTTGACGGTGCTTTTTACCGAGCTTGTAAAACGGCTCGACAAAAAAGACCGGTTAAAAGGGTATCGGGTGTGGGTACCCTTTTTACTGTCCGCTTTTTTTGCCTTTTTGCTTTGGTATGGTGCTTTTTTTGCGCCGCGCGAAGTGTGGTTTTGGTGGGCAGCTATTTTTGGCATAAGCGTATTTTTCTATGAGACATTATTAAAAAAAATACAAAATGCATTTACCGAAAAAACTTAAATTTATTTTCAAGGCGGCACTCGTTTTTTTATCGGCTGCCGCCGGTTTTTTTGTTTGTTTATTTGTCGGTAAAAAACAAAATACAAATAAGCAGACGAAAATAAGACAGTCAAAGGCTGAGGAGCACAAAGCTAAAACCTATGAAAAAATTAAAAACACTGACGGCAATGACCTTGTTGACGCTGCTTGTAATGCAGATGAGCTACACGCAATCGCAGACGACATCAAACAAGATACCGCACATGCAATTCAAACTCGAATTAGGCAAAGCAGTTTATAGCAAAGTCGAGCTTGAAAAAATCCTTAACATAACCCTTGAAGAAACAAACAAGGGAATTGATGTAGCCTTTGCTGCAGGCTATAAACAGGGATTACTTGCCGCCGCTCCCGACAGGGACTATTACAAAACGTTGGCAGCCGAGCTGCAAAAAGAAATTAACCGGCTTAACACAAAAGTAAGCGCGCCGTGGTGGACAGTACCTGTTTGTATTTTAGGCGGGGCGGCTGTCGGCTTTACGATTGGATATGTGAGGCGTTAAATGGGATTTGAGCAATTATTATTAGCGGCAAAAGATTGGGGGCCGACGGCAATAACAACAATCATCGCAGTTATCATTTCATACATTTTTCGTCAGCAAAGCAAAAATACGGAAGAAGATATAAAACGAGCAAAAGAATTTAAAGAAAGTCTTTCAAGCGGTTTAGGACGTTTGGAAGAGAATTTGAATAAAACGATTACAGATTTGAAAAAGGAAGTCGATACGCACCGGAAAGAAATTGAAATGTTAAAAATGGATAAGCTTGAAAAAGACGATTTCTATAAGGACATGGGCGGCTGGCGAACTGAACTTAACAGATTGCAAGATCTTATTATAACGCAAAACAATGCTACAGCTCAAAAAATCATTGAGCTGTGGAAGGAGAAAAGATGAAAGTAAAAGCAGCATATTTGCGAGGTGAACTCATAACCTTTTTACGTACTGTTTACCCTGATGGTATCCCCGAACAAGTTATTGTGCGCTCTTTTTATGACTACAACGAGCGGGATGTAATCATTGCCGCACTGGAATACTTAGCCGAAAAAGGATACGCAGAAAAAAAAGAAATTCCGCACCCCTATAAAGAGCAGGCTATTGTGCGCTGGTTTAAGATTACCGCAAAAGGCATTGACTTAATTGAAGGTAATATTGCCCTTGATAAAGGCGTATGTATCCCCTCGTGAGGAGTGTTGTATGGGAGCTAAAAGCAAAGCGCAAGAACACGGACTTGTCGAGCTTATTATCGATAAATGGGACGGCGGAAAAAATACGATAGTCTATGTTACCGAAGAAGTAAATAAAAAAATTCAAGAACTCGGTCTTAAAGTAACGATAAGCCGTGAGGGTATCAGACGTGTAATAAAATCGCATAAAGAAGAAATCGAAGACACACAAAAAGCAATAGAAGCTGCAAAGGCTATGGCGGAAGTTTTAAAAGACTATCCGGGTACGGAAATGAGCGAAGCTGTCCTTATGCAAATGACAAGCCTTATTGCAAAGGATTTACGCACCATAGACAGCTTGGAATTTGACGATCCGGTGGACTTATTCCAGTCTGCAGCCCGTGTTGCAGAAGCTCAATTAAAGCTTTCCAATTACCGCACAAAGGCAATTAAAGCCCTGGAAAAAGCAAAAGAAGAAATAAAAAAAGAACTGCAAAATGCCATTAAAAACGATTCTGAATTACTGCAAAAGCTTTATACAATCATTGACAAGGCAGAGGTTAAATAGTGGGCGGAATCTTAACGGAACTTGTCGGCGAAAATTCAAAAGAACTCTTAGAAAAAAAAGCACGTCTTGCAAAAGCCGAAAATGATTTTTTTTACTTTTGCAAAACGTACTTGCCGCATTACTTTTCATCGGCTCCGGCTCCCTATCATAAAACTCTAATTGATATTGCAAACACTCAAAGCCTGACACAAAAACATATTGAAGAAATAAAACCGCTTATTAAAGAGCAGTATTATTCTTATTTAATTCCTTCCGAAAAGGTAAAAGCTGTTGTCGATATTGAGCCTAGAGGATTTTCAAAGTCGACACGCTGGGCATTGGCGTTTCCTCTTTGGAGAATTCTTTTTAAAAAAAATAATTTTATCTGTATTTTTTGTGCGACACAGGACATGGCAAACAGAGCCTTGCAAAGTATAAAAGATGAAATAGAGGGAAACGATTTTATATTTGAAGACTTTGGCGCAATGGAAGGTAAGGTTTGGAAAAGCGATTCTATTACGCTTAAAAACGACACTGCAATTAAAGGCTTCGGAGCAGGGGCAGCAGTGCGCGGCATTAAGTTCCGTCAGCACAGACCTGATTTGATTATTTGCGATGACATTTTAAAAGATGAGGCAGCACGGACTTTCAGTCAAAGAGATAAAATATATCAATGGTTCTTGCGTGCAGTAATGCCGCTCGGTCAAGATGTTTTTACAATTATCATAAATACTATTTTTCATTCAGATGATGTTCCTAGCCGTCTATTAAAACGCATTGCAGCAGGCGAGCTTACCAATTGGATAGGCTTACGCTTTGCAGCCTTTACGCCGCAAAGCACTTCCCTTTGGGCTTCATATTGGACGGAAGAAAAATTAAATACGAAAAAAAGAGAAATAGGCAGTGCAGCTTTTTCAACGGAATATATGAATGAACCTTTAAGCGATGAGGAACGTGTTTTTAAACCTGAATGGTTTATACGATACGCCCATATCGACATAGGCTCTTTGCGTATTTACATGGGTGTTGACCCGTCTGCAGGCAAGCATGACGAGTTCGCTATTTTTGTTTTAGGTATTGCGCAGGACGGAACACTATATGAACTTGATGAATGGGCGCAGTGTTGTTCCGTTGATACCGCTGTAAATAAATTGATTGAAAAATATGTAATTTATAAGCCTATTTTAATAGGTTTTGAGGAAGTCGGTTTTCAATCGATTTATAAAAAGCACATTATGGAAGCTGCCGCAAACAAAGGTATTTACTTACCCATTAAAGGGCTTTCAACACGGGGCATCGGAAAAGAGCGCATTTTGTCTTTATCACCTTTAATTGAAAACGGTTTTTTCAAATGGAAAGAGAATCACAATAAAACGATTGACCAATTAACAATGTATCCGAAGTCGGAGTTTGACGACTTACAGGACGCATGTTATTACGCTTGGGAAGTTTCTCAAAACACGACAAATGAAGTCTTTGCGTTTAAATTGCAAACAGCCCCGACAAGGCTTAAGGCTGCATTAAGCAGGTTTAGACGTTAAATAATAGGAGGAAGGAAAATGAAATTTGATAAGGCAAGAGTTTATACAGCGTTAAACGCTGATGAGTTGAAAGTTGGCAGTAAATGTATCTTTAGTAATACGATAAAATCTTTGCAACAAAGAATACAAGAGGAAAATACCGCCGACTATGTAGACACATTTACCGGACTGTATGACGATGGTAGCGAGATACAGTTTTCCAATGGTCTGCTTGTTTATACCTACGCCTATCTCATCGAGCCGCCGGAAATAGATACCAACGAAACAGAAAACGGGTGGAATTTTGACTTTCATAAAATTCCTCAAAAACCGCAAGGAGAGATTTTAATACTATTTGAAAACGGCTTTATGTCCCGCTACCAAGATCCTTTTCCAATCGGACAGCTTGCAATAGCATGGCGCGTTATACCTATTTTAAGTAAAAAGAAAAGGAAACATATAGCGGAAAACATGCTAAGAAAATATAAATAGATTTAATTATGCGGAGGTAGTAAATGAAACACGAATTAGCAATGGAGATTATACAGCCGGATCAGTTTTGGTCGGTTATTTCTTATTTGCCGAACCCTGCCGATTTATGGGCGGATAAGGTAAGTTTTTATAGAACTGTAGACGAAATGATTTTAGATGCTAAAATCGGATCGCACTTACGGCTTAGAAAAGACATCGTTACAAGTTTTCCTTTTGTAATTAAACAGGGAAACGCAAGCGATGAGGTGTATGAATTTATCCGCGATAATTTAACAGCCAATTTAAACTGGGAAACGGATGTTAAAGAATTTTTAACGGCAATAGAATACGGGCACTCATTCAGTGAAGTTCTGTGGAAAGAAAATGCACAAGGTAAAATCGTTCCCGATTCTTTACGGAATAAATACCCTGAAGACATTGTTTACAAGATAGGTTTTGTAAAAACGCAAGGCGGTAAAAAATCGGTATGGGTTCCTGTATTGAAAAAGACAAACGAGGAGTTAAAATCTTCGTATAAGTTTTTAACTTACCGAAATAATCCGAGAGCCGAAAATCCTTACGGTTTTTCCGACCTTTTAATGTGTTACTGGCCGTGGAAGTTTAAACAACTGGGCTGGGAGTTTTGGCTTAAAGCTGCACAAAAAGCCGGTGTTCCGTCGTTGGTAGCTTTGTTTGATGCTCCCGATGGAGATAAAGCTAGGAAGAATGCGCAAGTTATATCCGACACTTTAAGCGAGTTAGGCGGCGGAGACGGACTTGCTCTTGCAAATGTAAAAGAACTAAAAGTGCTTGAAATGTCCGGAGCTTTGCGCGACCATAAAACGCTTATCGACACATGCAATCAGGAAATCAGCTTTGCCCTTACAACTCAATCATTAAGCACACAAGAAGGCGAATTCGGCACAAGAGCGCAGGCGACCGTTCACGATGAAAACTTGGTGAGAGTTTGCCACGGAGATGCTCTTGCATTGCAGGGTGTTTTTCAAACGCTTATAAACTGGATGGTGGAAATCAATTTCGGGAAAGAAATTCCTTCACCTAAAGGAGAATTCGATTTACAAAGTTATGCAAGTTTTGAAGAGATAATGCAGGCAATTCAAAATAAAATTCCCGTATCAAAAGAAGCCTTATACACTCGATATAAATTGCCGAGGCCAAAGAACAGTGAAGATGAATTCATCCTTGAAAACGAAGTACCGCAATTAGCGCTTTCCGATAGCCTAAAAAAAAAACAAAATCGAAAAGCCGTAAAAGTATTTTAGCCGAAGAAAAAGCGAAGCAAAAAGAGCTCGATTCTCTGTGTGATGCCGCAGAAAAACGCTTTAAGAAAACAATTCAAAATACGGTAAAAGAGTATTTACACACGATTTCAAACGACGGGAAACCACCTAAAAAAGAGCACTTAAAAACAATAGTGTTGCCGTCTTTTAATAAAGAGCTTTTTGAAATTACGGAAAAAATAATAGCCGGTGCTTTATTGATGGGTATGGAACATGCAAGCAATACTATAAACCTTGCAGATGACGGCTTACTTGATTTATCTATTGGTACAGAATCTCTCCCGTTTGAAGAAGCAATCGATTTTTTCAAAGGCAAGATTTCCTTAACGAAAGAGGAATGGAGTGAACTGGAGCCTAAATTGCGGTTTAGAGCTTTCACCGTTTCACGCCTGAGCGAAGCTGATTACATAGAAGCGGTACGGGAGCGTTTGGAGCATGCCTTAGAAAAAGGTGAAACTGTGAGCGATACGTGGCACGATATACAAGCGATTGCACAAGTAGACGGATCGTCTATCAAGCCCAGCTATTGGGAAACCGTGTACCGCACCAATGCACAAACAGCCTATAATGCAGGACGCTTAATGCAGTACCAAAACAATAAGCCTGCCGCGTGGGAATTATTGATAATTGAAGACGGTAGAACAAGCGACGTATGTAAGGGGATTGCCTCTTTAGTCGGTAACGGCAGGGCTTTACCCGCTTCACACGCTTTTTGGAGTACATACGGATTTCCTCCCTATCATTTTAATTGCCGCACAACATTCCGCGCTGTTTACAGCAGCGAAATCGGACACGGGACAGAGATTGAAAACGTACCTATGAAACAAATTAGAAAAGAATTTAAACCTCAAGCCGGCTTCGGCGGGAATCCGATTGAAAAGGAAAGTTTTTGGAAAATTACGCCGGCAATGGTTGAAAGAGCAGATATGCATGGCATAACCGGCGATATAGTTTCACAAGCCCGAGAATTAGATATGCAAAGCTATTTTCCCGAATTGCTCAAAGATTATAATGCCATACATAAAGGTAAAAAAGGCGGCTATGTTCAAATGGCAAAAAATGCGGAACATAATGATAATGAAATCAATTCAGCAAAACGTCTTGCGAATTTGGGACATCGGATTTACTTACTACCTAAAACATACAAGGCTTCAAGTCCCGATATGATTATCGACAACGAAATAGGTGAAATGAAGCATATCGATTCTATAAAGCGAGGAACAATAAGAGAGCATATACGTAAAAGCGGTGAAAAACAAGGCGCAAGAACTTTATATATACAAATTCAATCCCAAAAACAAAAAGATCGCCTGTTTGAAATAATGAAAGAAGAAATAGGCAATTTACCGACACAAACTCTGTTACTGGATTTAAATGGCAGTATTACAAAATATACTCGCAACTTCTTTTTAAAATAAAAAAGGGGTCTATCGCCCTTCTTTGCTGTAAGCTACTTGGACGGAACCCCTTTTTATTTAAGGAACATAATGTCCTCTGCATTAATACTACTATATTTTCGGAAAAAGTCAAGCGATTTTATAGCGATTTTTGGGATTCTTAGTCGTCAAATCTCCGTAAATATTCCCGCTTTATAACTATTATTTCAAATATGAGATTATCAGAAGACATAGAACTTTTACACGGCGACTGTATAGAGCTTTTGCCGAAGATACCGAATGAAAGCATAGACGCAATTATTACCGAACAGTGCAGATAAGTAGATGCATTTTACAGGAGGTTAGTAAAATGACAAATACATACCATGCATTAGATATCGCAAAATACATCATAAACCATGAGCACGAAGAAGGACGGGAAATAAGTAATCTTCGCTTGCAAAAACTACTCTATTTTATACAGGCAAAATTTATAGTAGAAACGGGAAAACCTTGTTTTTCCGATCCGATAGAAGCATGGGATTTTGGCCCCGTTGTTACATCTGTATATCATGAGTACAAGCTTTTCGGCAGTTTTAATATTGTGAGCACTGATACAGCTGTGAGTATAGATGAAGAGAGCGCCTCTAGAATAAAAAATATGCTTGATTTTTGTTCTCATTACCCGACATATCAACTTGTAGAAATTACTCACAATCAAACACCTTGGAAAAGAGCTCGTGAAAATCCGTTTTCACCCGTAATCACGCTTGATTCAATGGAACAATATTTTAGAAGGCAATAGGTTATGGCAGATGTAAATTCTGAAATTCTTGATCAAGCCGAGCCAAAAAAAGAAAACAAAAACAGTTATGTTCAACAACAGAGAGAAGCATCGGTACATTTACTCTTACACAATATTTAGGAAAAAGCAAAAGGCTTTTGATATGTGATTGTGGAAAAACAAGAATTACTCATATCTGCAATGTTCAACATGCAATATGCCGTTGTAAAAAAAGAATACGGATTGGCAGAAATAAAAGAGCCAGCGGCTTGCAATATAAAAACACTCCGGAACGACTTCAAGAGCTTCGAGAAAACCCAAATAGGTAACAAATCAGGTAACAAAACAGCTTAAAAAGAGCGTTTTAAAGCCATTTTTTTAGCTTTTTACTGCTTTTTTACATAAATTCATTTACACGGGATTTCTTTATTCTTAATATTTAATTCTTTGTTTTATAATGGTTTAACGTATTTATTTGTATTTATGGGTATTCTTATTTTATATGCTATTTAACACTAATACAAGTACAGGTAAATGATTTTTTGCCGCAAAGATAGTCGATAAAAAAACGATATCGCCGTGTGCACATAAATTAAAATCAAACAATATCAGCGAAAAACGTTTTCCTCTGTCCGCCATGTCGGCAGGGACAATATGTTCACACACAACTTCTATTCGTTTGGTTTTAAGGGAGCGGCATAAGTTTTTAAGGTGATCATCGGCACTGATCAATAAAACACGTATCATTGCCCCTTACAAAACAAACGATTCCATACAAGAACCAATATATACCATATAAAAGGAAACACTAAAAAAACTTTTAAAGGATTGGAAGCTATTTCAACCCAAATTTCACGTCCGGCATCGAAAGTTTTATTTGCAATCCGTTTTTTCCGTTTGGAAAAAATTGCACATGCGTCTTTGTAATACACAAATATGCTGGAACCGAAACTGTTGCGCCTCACATACGGCCAAGTGACGCCGGAAGGGATACCTTCGGAAAGGAGTACCATCGAAGGATTTGCTTTAAAAATAGCGGACAACACGTCTTTTTCCACTTCTTTGGAAAAATAACCGGGAAAACGACCGACAATGTGCAAACCGGGAAAAGTTGCTTTTAAATTCCGTTCCGATTCGGAAAGCATTTTTCCGCGCCCGCCGAGTAAATACAGCGATTTATAACGTGTTTCCAAAATCGTAAAAAACGAAATAATCGCCGAAAACGGATTGTAACGCATGGGTTTTGTTTTTTTTAAAAACACCGCACCGTTTACAATACTTTTTGATACCGGAAGTACTAAAGAAGCATTTTCCAAACACAGTTTATACTCAGCGTTGGAACGCGCTTTTAAAAGGTTCCATACGGACAAAAACACAATTTGTTTTGTTCCCGGATTTTCCAACAAATCAAACAACAGTTTTTCAAGGTTTTCCGGACGTACAATATCTACAGGTACCCCGGCAACTTTTATTCTTTCAACATCCATACCCCATACTCCGTTACAGCGTTTTGTATTGCCGCAAGACCGTACAACGCCGCCGTTTCCGAACGCAAAATATTCGTTTTTAAATGTATCGGCATAAAACCGTTTTGTTCAAACAAAGTTCTTTCGGCAGGACTTATACCGCCTTCGCAGCCGACTGCCAATGCAATGCGGCTAAACAAAGCTGCACTGTGCACGTTTACGCTGCCACTTTTTTTTCCCGCGCCGCCGCACCGATATGAAAAAACACACTGCCGCTTTCGCCGGTTTTTTGCGCAGGTTTTTCCGACAGCATAAAAGCAGCGCAAGTTCTGCCGCTGGCACTGCTGTAGGTACCGGCATCGGTACAAGATTGCTCACCGTCAGCTCCATTCCACAAAGCAAGCGCTTGCTCCGCTTTGAGCGGTTCGGTTACTTCGGTTGCAACCGCAGAGCCGCTTTGCTGGCGCGCTTCGCGGACAATTCGCTTCCAGCGCTCGGCTCTGCCTTTCGCCGAAGACGGCGGCGAATACTCGGATATAACCGGCACAATCTTAAAAACGCCGCATTCGGCCGCTTGGCGCACAATTAAATCCATTTTATGCGCTTTGGGCAAAAACTGAAACAGCCACAAAGCAAAATCGCCGGAAGCACAAGGTAATGCTTTTGCGTGCGCCGACTCCTCTGTAGCAGCGCAGAGCTGCTCATCAGTCGAACACTGGCGCATGCCGGTGTACGTTCCCGTATCGGCGCGCATGCCCGCTGGTAAAGCAAGGTATACGTCCTTTCCGGCAATGCATAAATTCATCGCAATAAGCGTACCGTCGCTTAACCGCACATCTATGCTGTCGCCGGAACGCAAACGCAAAACGCGTACCAAATAACGGTTTTCTTTATCGCTTAAGGGAATACGCCCTTGACTATCCGGCATGCGCGCACTTACAAACTGACGCATAACAGTTTTTCCGATACGCTGCGCGGTTTTT